GGCAGTAGGCACGAACGGACTTGTTTCTGTAATTTATAGAGGACAAGAAAACTTTTGGGGGAATATTTGGAAGTGGGAAGATGGCTTGAACGTGTATGCAGACGGTGTGAACAATCAGGCATATATCGCTTACAGTGGATTTGCAGATAGCGTTATTACAGACCCTTACTTCGATGTTGGTTTTGAACTTGCAAATACAACTGGCTATATTAGCGCAATTGGTTGGTCAGAGATTTGTGACTTTGCTTTCCTTGCAACTGAAACATTGGGGGCAAGTAATAAGCCAATAGAAGATTATTTCTATCAAAATGCAGCAAGTGCGGGCCATAAGGTTTCGCATGTCGGCGGTTATTGGGCTTATGGTACTTATGCGGGCGGTTTCGATCGGGGTGTGAATTATGCTCCTTCTATTCGTAATCGTTATCGTGGCGGGCGCGTTCTGTTTGTGCCACCTGCAGCATAAGAAGATAGAAGTCAAAAGATAAATATGAATAACTAAATATATGGGCAATGAAAAGTGGTTTCGAATGTCGGCAGTAATTGGAATAATGGTACTAATGCAGGCAGTTTCAATCGGAATGTGAATAATACTCCTTCTAATCGTAATCGTAATCATGGCAGGCACGTTCTATTTGTGCAAATAGATAGAATGATATTACTAAAAACGTGTTCACTCATTGCCCTACCTCTTGGTAAAACATAAAAATACGCAGGAATCTGTGCTGGTAGCTTAACTGTCGAACGCTCGGATAAGATGCACAAACAAGGTGAGACATAATTGAAACGAATTGGATATTTATATGAAAAAATTTATGATATGGATAACTTAAAACTCGCTCATAAGAATGCGAGGAAAGGTAAAGGATGGTACAAGGAAGTATGTATGGTGGATAATGATAATGAATATTATCTAAGTATTTTACAAGAGCAATTAATTAATCAATCTTATAATACTTCGGATTATATCATCTTTGAAAAACAAGAAGGTAAGAAAGTTAGAGAAATATATAAATTACCTTATTTTCCAGATAGAATATGTCAATGGGCTTTGCTACAAGTAATTGAGCCAATCCTAATGAAGCAATTGGTAAGAGATACTTATTCAGCAATCCCTGGCAGAGGAATTCACTTAGCTTTGGATAGAGTTAAAACAGCTATTAAGAATGATAGAGAAGGAATAATGTATTGTTTAAAGCTTGATGTAAAGAAGTATTATCCAAACATCAATCATTCAATACTAAAATCTATCTATCGTAAAATCTTTAAAGATAACAAATTGCTTTGGTTAATTGATGAGATTATTGATAGTACTCCCGGAAATAAGGGAATACCGATAGGCAATTATATGTCTCAATGGTCAGGTAATTTATATCTAAGTCCTTTCGACCATTGGATAAAAGAAGTTAAGGGAGTTAAGTATTACTACAGATATATGGATGATATAGTAATCCTACACAGCTCAAAAGAGTTTTTACACAATCTTAAAAATGAGATTGAAGAATTCCTCTTAGGAGAACTTGATTTAGAATTAAAGGATAATTGGCAAGTGTTTCCAACAGCTATAAGAGGCATTGATTTTTTAGGGTATAGAATATTTCCTGACTTTGTATTATTAAGGAAGTCCACGGCTAAGAAATTAAAATCAAGGGTTCGAGATATAAACAAATATTTAAAAACTCATGATTTGATGACCTATAATCAATGGTGTTCATTGAACTCTTATAATGGCTGGCTGTTATATTGTAATAGTTATCGGCTTCAACAAAAGTATATAATACCATTAAAGAATGAAATGTTAAAATTTTATGAGGAGGTAATCTTATATGAAAGTTCGCGGAACGCAAGAAGTGGTTAAGCCTTTAGAGCAAGACCAGTACAAAGTCTATATTAGAACTAATATAGTTCGTATTGATGAGGAAGATACTGAAGACACTCTTGGATTTCATGGTTGGGAATATGATGAAATAGAAATGACTATTCCTGAATATCAAACTATGGTCAAGGGAGATGTAGAGAAGTTAAAAGAAGAAGACTTAAACAATAAAGTGGCATTAACGGAAATATTCGAAATGCTAATAGTTTAGTAAAGGAGGTATAGTGAATGCCAAGGATATATGCGGAATTAATTGTAGCGGGAAGAAAAACATTTACACAGGTTCCTGAACAAGTTAAGGCAGATGTAAAACTTGTTTTAAAAGAATATGTAGTAGATGGAAGACTAACTCCTGAGCAATATCAAGACTTAGTTGGTGAGCCTTATGTTGGCTAAAATAAAACTAATATTCACAATATTGAGAGGAGGTATTGATATGGTAGTTGTATATGTAGCTCTTATTGTAGCAGGTAGAAAAACTTATACTCAAGTTCCTGCTATTCTAAAAGAAGCTGTAAAGGCTGAGCTAATAGCTCTTGACCTTGAAGAATTGACAGTGGAAGCGTAACCAAGTAGCAATATAGTAGGGTGGGTGGGTCGGCAAAGGAGTTGTCTATTATGAAATAAGATAACTGAATAAGGGAGGACAATGTATGGTAGAAGCGGAAATTATAGCTTTTCTTTCACCTATTGTTTCGGCATTAATAATTTGGTATATTCAGCACAGGCATATGGAGCATGATAAAAAGAGAGATGAATTGCTATTAGCAGAAAAAAGGCGACAAGAAGAAAGGGAGAAAGAAAAAGAAGCTGAAAGTAATGCAAGAGCGGAAGCTCGCAAACAAGAGAATTTATTAACAATGCGAATGATTAAAGCAGTTGGAAAATTATCTTATGCTAATTCAGTGGCAATTAAAGAAGGTAAAGTCAATGGGGTGATGGAAGAAGCCCTTGTCTATTATAGAGATGCCAGTGATGAAATGACTGAATTCCTGCAGGAACAAGCTGTAGAGCACTATGTAAAATAGGAGGTGATAAGGTGGCAAGATATAAGAAGAAAAAGAAAATTGAATTTTCAAAGAAAATCTTTATCGGAGTTTCCGTAGCTGCTATACTTGTAACTATATTTACTGGGATAATGATTTGGAAAACAAATGATTTATCTCCTCTCATGTACTTAATACCAGCGGTCTTCGCAGAGCTTGCTACCGCTACCGGCTTTTACTATAGTAAGGCAAAAGCGGAGAACCAAATCAAGATTCGAAAAGGTGTAGTCCCTAATCAATCAGAGGAGGATAATTATGGACAATAAATTAAATATTGAATTAAAAGAAAATGAACAAATAACCGATGAAACAATAAACGAACTAAGTAATGGAAAGGGTGAGGATGATGAGTAATAGTTCTTTAGTATCTTATACAAGGATTTCTCCTAATAAGACAAGTCCAAGAAAAAATAAAATTGATACCATTACTATTCACTGCGTGGTAGAACAACTTTCTGTAGAAACTATTGGTAATGTATTTGCTCCCACTTCCCGTCAAGCGAGTTCTAATTATGGTATTGGCCCAGATGGAAGAGTTGGTATGTATGTAGAAGAAAAAGACCGTTCTTGGTGTACTTCTTCATCCGCAAATGATAACCGAGCTATTACTATTGAAGTAGCAAGTGATACTACCCATCCATATAAAGTAACAGCTGCAGCATATGAAGCACTTATTAAACTTTGTGCAGATATTTGTAAACGTAATGATATTAAAGAATTGAAGTGGAAAGCTGATAAGTCTTTAATTGGCCAAGTAGATAAACAGAATATGACTGTTCATAGATGGTTTGCTAATAAGTCTTGCCCTGGTGATTATCTTTATAACTTACATGGAGATATTGCAAATAGAGTTAATAAGTTATTGAACCCAGTTCCTGAAAAACCATCTACTGAAAAGGTACTATATAGAGTTCAAACTGGGGCGTTTAGTAATAAAGCTTATGCAGATGCCTTAGAAGCTAAAGTCAAGAAAGCTGGGTTTGATACCTATATGGTAAAAGTGGGAAATCTTTATAAGGTTCAAGTTGGAGCGTTTGGAGTAAAGGCTAATGCTGATACAATGGCCAAGAAGTTAAAAGCTGCAGGCTTTGATACTTATATTACTACTGAATCAGGAACTCCCGTACAAAGTAATATAAAGGCTCCTACATTAAAGGTAGGCTCCAAAGTAAAGGTAACCGGAACTAATTATGCAACAGGTCAAAGTATTCCTTCTTTCGTTAGAAATAATACCTATACTATTCAACAGATAAGTGGAGATAAGGTCTTGTTGAAAGAGATTATAAGTTGGGTATATAAGAAGGATGTTAAATTAGTTTAAGAAAGGAGAATGGCTATGTTAGATTTCTTAGCAGCTTATTGGGATAGTGTTTTATTCGTTATTCTTTTCATAGTAGCTTTAATAGTATTAGTGAGAAAGGGTTATGGATATTATGCTAAGCAGATTTTATTCTATTTAGTAACAAAAGCTGAAGCTGAATTTGGTGGTGGAACTGGCCAATTAAAATATGCGGCAGTAACCACTTGGTTATATGAAAAGCTACCTGTTATTGCTAAATTTATATTAACTCCAAAGACTATTGATAACCTAATTGAAGAAGCGGTGGCTCAAATGAAAAAATATCTTGAATCAAATGAGCAGGCAAAAGTATTGGTAGTTGAAAATGTAATTAAATAATAAGTATATTCAGATAAAGCCTCAAATATAACTGAGGCTTTATTTTTTTTCACAAAAACAGTTGATTTATGTTTTAATATGTTATATAATATTATTGAGGGTGGAACCTCACTTAAAACACTTCTGAAGGAGGAAATGAAATGGTAAACATTACGATTAGAGAAGCTGAAAAAGTCAATGGAGATTTAAGTGCTTTCATAAGCTTTCCATATGATTCCGAATTAGTTGGAATAATGAGAACACAATCAAGTAGGTTTTGGCATGCAGCTCAAAAGGAATGGGAAATACCAGCAAAGAAATTAGTAGCTGTAATCAATCAAATGGGAAATAGACAGATAACATTAACTGGAGAATATAAAGAATTGGAAGAAAAGAAAATTAAAATGCCAAAGGGATTTGAATTCAAAACCAAGCCTTTCGAACATCAAATAGAAGGATTTGAGTATGGGCTAAAATATGACAGATTCTTATTAGGAGATGAGCAAGGACTTGGAAAAACAAAGCAGGTTATTGATATAGCGGTAGCAAAGAAGATTACTAAGAAATATAAACATTGCTTAATCATTTGTGGAGTTAATGGTTTGAAATGGAATTGGCAAGCGGAAATAGGAGTTCATAGTAATGAGAGTAGTTGGATATTAGGAACTCGTTACAATGGTAAAGGTAAAGCCAAAGTAGGCTCAAGCAAAGATAAATTAGCAGACCTGAATAATCTACCAGATAGCTACTTCCTTATAACTAATGTAGAAAGTCTTAGAGATAAAGGTATTTGCGAAAAGGTTAAAGAGCTTTGTGATAATGGAACAATTGGAATGGTAGCAATAGATGAAATCCATAAGTGTAAGAATCCAGCATCTCAGCAAGGTAAAGCTATATTGAAGATATTGCCTGAAACAAGAATAGCCATGACTGGAACTCCACTAATGAATACTCCACTTGATTTATTTATTGTGTTAAAATGGTTAGGGTTTGAAAAACATAGCTTCTTCCAATTTAAGAAACATTATTGTGTAATAGGTGGCTATGGTGGATATGAAGTAGTTGGATATAGAAATCTTGGAGAGCTGCAGGAGAATTTAGATAGCCTAATGCTTAGAAGATTAAAGAAAGATGCTTTAGACTTACCAGATAAAATTCATAGTACTGAATATGTAGAAATGAGCAAAGCCCAAACAGCTATATATAATGAGGTTAAGGAAGAAATCAAAGAGCAGATTGACAAGATTAAAATTAGTAATAACCCATTAGCTCAACTCATTAGATTAAGACAAGCTACTGGATTCACTGGAATATTGAGTACTAAAACAAAAGAAAGTGCCAAGCTTGATAGATTAGAGGAAATCGTGGAAGAGCTGGTAGAAAATAATGAGAAGTGTATAATATTTAGTAATTGGACAGATATGACTAATCCAACCTATGAAAGATTAAAAAGATTCAATCCTGCACTTATCACTGGAGAAACAAAAGATAGAGTGGCCGAGCAGGATAGATTCATGAATGATGATAGATGTAAATGCATTATCGGAACAATTGGAGCAATGGGAACTGGGTTAACTTTAACAGCCGCTACAACTGTAATCTTCTTAGATAGCCCTTGGAATAGAGCAAATAAAGAACAAGCAGAAGACAGAGCCCATAGAATTGGTACTAAATCAAATGTCAATATTATTACAATCGTTTGTAAAGATACCATAGATGAAAGAATCGAAGAGCTGGTTCATAAAAAAGGAGCTATGGCAGATGCATTAGTGGATGGTAAAGTGGATATGAATAAACCAGAGATTATTGATTTCTTATTAAACTAAGGGAGGATAAAGGAAATGTATAATTACGAGGAATGCATAAGTTGTAAACAAAGGATGAGAGATTTTAGAGCAAGGCAAATTCAAAAACAGAAAAGACAATTTATCTTCATGATGGCAGTAATGGTATTAGTGTTCGGGTATCT